GTGTAGGAACTTAGGCGAAAGAGAATAGGGGACGAAACGACGCTTTTCATGAACCACTTTTATTTGAAAAGAGACACTTTTCTGTCTCTTTTCCTTGAAAAGAGGAATAATTGTAGGTGGCGGTAAGAAACTAGTTGGCGGCTTCATTCTTTATCTGCTTCCCTAGATGAACTCCCGCCCTATGAAACGTGCACGCTCTTCCGCTCCCCGCTTCCAAGTCGCGCAAAAGAGACCCATCGACAAGAACCTCTTGTTCATTGGTAAGACGAACAGTGCAGGTCAGCAAACTACTGATCTTGTTACCGCGACTTACCCGTGCACAATTACGGGCCTTCGTTGGGACCTCAAAACAATTGGTGGCGCCGGCGGAAATGCTGGTGTTCAGTGGGCCATTGTCCTTGTGAAGGATGGCAACTCTGCTAACAACATTGCCGTGTCTGATGGTTCGACTTTCTATGAGCCTGAGCAGAACGTCCTCGCTTTTGGCAACATGTACGTGATGGACTCTGATGCTGGCACTGGTAACGCAACCGACGAAGACAAAGGTAGCACGAAGACGATGAGAAAGTTGATGGGAGGTGATAAGTTGGTATTTGTCACTAGAGCCTCTGCAGCTAACGGCGAAATCAATGGCATTGTTCAATTCTTCTGCAAGAGCTAGAGAGACGGGTAAATGTTGGTCAGTAAAACGAGTTTGGAATTATTTTAGATCCACTTTCAAGAGCAATGTAGAGCCCCTTCTTACTTATGAATAACCAAGAAATATCCCAGCTCGCAGGGCCTTGCGGCCGGGGTGGGGCAGAGTAAAGAAGGGGGAAGTTTATTGAAGTTAATAGTCAGGCATAGGAAGGATAGATCTCTCCTCTCTCCACACACAATTGGAGGAAGAGTAATCATTAAACTGTTGCTCCTCAAGTACTCCGAAGAACACATCTTTGTGGAGGAGGTGAGGAACGTAGTTAGGGGCGAAACCGATCACATAGTGGATCCTTCTTTTGAGGGCTTGATACTGAATCTTCCTGTTCTCCCACTTAAACCAGAGGCTAGGGTGGATGTTGGTAGTGATGAAGATCTTCTTAGCCAAGAGAGGAACAGAGTCTCCTTTCACCTCCACCGTCATCTCATACCTATCTAGAAGTTGGAGCACGTAGTTGAGAGACATCTTCGAGGCAGCCCCAGCAAAGTCATCCAACAGCAGCACTTCATTGCAGTCATAGCCATCAAACCACTTGGTGTCGGGTGCTTTCTTAAAACAAGCGTCCCCAATAGGGTACTTATCATTCACCAGTCTGGTTTTACCGCATCCAGGGGGGCCATAGAGGAGGTAGACTTGGGGGGGCTCCCCTCTCCTTGGCCAGTTAAGTCGGCAGAGCATAGATACCCCTTAATGTTAGTTATAGAAAGAGAGAGGGTGGAGGAACCTTTGGAGTAACGTAGTATCCCCTCGGGGTGTTCTTCTGCAACTCGTTTGAGGCTACCAGTTTTGCAGGCGTTAATAATCCCAGTAAGATCGGTCCTACTCCCGGTACCACCAGCCTTCCACTCACCGACTTCCCAGGGACCCTCTTTGCGAGAGTCCTCCTTCCGACAGTAATCCCTCGCTTGCTCTCTCGTTCCTCTCCTCTTTTCGCAGTGGCACTCACGGAGGACGTGATTGGTAAACCAGGCAAGGGAGCAGGGTTTGTCGTACTCAACATAACATTGGTAGTGTGGGGTACCGTTCTCACCTTCCTCCAATTGGAAGATGGAATAGCGAATGCGTTCTGCCGCTTCAAGCTTGGCTTGGAACTGTGCGGGCGAGTCGATAGGGTTGTTGACAGTGATGCACAGTGATCTGGTTGAGGGAGGCATGGTTGCATCAAGAGGAAACTAAAGAATGATTACGCATTACGAGGTGGGGGGTAGTAGTAGACCCCCACCCCGTAATTATTCTCGCTCCCGATTTTTGTGTAGGAACTTAGGCGAAAGAGAATAGGGGACGAAACGACGCTTTTCATGAACCACTTTTATTTGAAAAGAGACACTTTTCTGTCTCTTTTCCTTGAA